GGTGTTTTGAGGATTAAAGTCTGAGTTAGGGTCATAAATTCTTACAACACACGTGCCGGCTTCATAAACGTCGCGGTTAACGTTTCTGCCGCGCCTGATGCTAATTTGTCTAGTTTGTGCGGTTAAATTTACAACCAATGCAGGTGTTGTTGAATCGCTTAATACGCCTGTATTTAATAAACCGTTAACTGGGTCGTCGAGGGTTAATCCAATCCCGAAGGTTGCGCCAGAACTAAAGTTTAACGAAACGTCTAATGTTGCCGGTAATGTCATTACTGAAACACGCCAACGTTTCTACTACTGACGGTTGCCGAACCTGACAAACCTGCTTCTAGCAAAGCGTTTCTAATATCTTGAACTAAATCACCGGTACTAACTACGCTTCCTGCATTATTGATATTAATGTTTAAATCTTGAAAAGTTTGTCTCATAGCAGTATCGGCGGCTAAATAAGTTGCAAGTTGATTGCGGATATCTTGCTCAACTGATGTTTCTGGAATTTTGTTAGTAGTAGCAAGTTTTTCCAGCATTCTTTCATTAAAATTGTTTAACTTTGTTTTTGCGCTTTCAATTTGCGCCGCAATAGCGGTTAATGTTGGGTTAGTTGAGCCGCTTGAAGTAGTGGTAATTGGCGTGGTGGTTGATGTTGTTAAGGGCTGTTGCAATAACTTATACATATTAAGAATTTTGGCAATTAAGTTATCTACTTCAGTTCCAAAACCTTCAAACGGATTTAATGCTTTTGGAATTCTGGCAATTGCGGTAGCAAGGTCAGTAGTTTGTAGTTGTGCAACGGCTAACTGTCTGCCCAGTCTTTCGGCTTCAGTTGCATTGTTTTGGATTAAGGCTAATTGCAGGCTTAATCTCAACTTTTCATTTTCTGTAATCTTGCCTTGCAAGGCAGCAAAAATCTCTATTTGTTCGGTGTCAAATAAAGTACCAAACTTTTTTAAATTAGCCTGTTCTTTTAATAATGCTTGTTCTTTCTTAATTGCAGCATTACGAGCAGCAAGGTTTTTCTTAGCGTCTGCTTGTAGTTTTTTTTCTTCTTTCTGCAATGCGGTGTAATCAAACTTTTGACTCATTGGGTCAAAAGGTTTATCAAAGTTTAATCTATATTGAAAAATTGGACTGTCACTTGCCAAGCCAAGATTAGAAAGCCCTGTTTTGGTAAATTTAACAAATCTTGCAGCGCCATCTATCAGTTTTGAAATTCCGCTACTTATTGAGTCAATTCCTGAACCATATTTTTTAGGGTCGCCAAATGCTGAATCAAGTGCGTCAACTAAGGATTTACCAATAAGTTCTTTTGCATCTTCAACCTTTGCATTCAATATCGCTATTTTTCCAGCATAAGACTCAGCGGCAAGACTAGCCTGACCATCAAACTTCTTAGACAAAAAGTCAGTTATCTGAGCCATGTCCATAGTGGCTAATTCGGCTTTACTTAAACCAATTCCTAAACGACTTAACGCGGTGTTTTCTTTTAACACCGCTTTACTTAAAGCAACGGTTACTGATTGTAAATCCCTGCCAGTTCCGGCAGAAACATCTAATGCAACACCTAATAACTTTTGCGCTTCTTTAGCATCTAAAGTTGAGTTAACTAACTGAGTAAATGCCGGTCTTAATTGGTCATCAAGAACGCCGGTTGTGTTTTGTAAGTTTTGTATAAATCCAGAGGTGCTTAAAACTGCGTAAGATTGACCAAGGTTTTGTAATGTTTTAGATAACGCACCGGCGGCTCTTTCATCATCTGCAAATGCTTTAACTGCTTTTTTACTAAAACTTAATGACTGATAAACACCAAAAGCCAAGCCTAGGGCTTTTGCTGATTTAGTTAATGTCGCAAGAGATTTGCTTGCAGCCTTTGCACCTTTGTCTTTATAGGTGCTGATAATAGGAATTTCAATGCCGGTTGCGCTCATGCTGCGAGTCCAATTCTTCGTTTAATGCTTGAGTTGAATTTAAAAATTGCTGTGTCAATTGCCTTAAATGTTGCTTTAGTTACTTTGCCTTGATCTTTAGCAAACGCGGCATAAAGTAAACGTCCTTGATTCTTTCTACCTCTACCAATACTTTCTAATTTTGCTTCATCATTTATAGAGTTAACAAAATGATACCCAGCAAAAGGGTTGTTAGAGTTGTAATCCCTAGTTGAACGTTTTAAAATCTTTTGACCAGATTTATAAGTGCCTTCATATCCTTGGACGTTTCCAAAATCTCTCAAACCTACACTTTGAACAGGCGCTCGCCCATTCGGATTTTTACGTCCAGCGGTTTCATAAATAGCACCGGCGGCAGATCGGTTTAGTAATTTATAAGCATTGACAAAACCTGCTCTATTACGCCTTGAACGACCTAAGGAAAAAGTTAAACCTTTTCTAATTACATTTGGATTGTACTTAGGAAATCCTCTTGTTTTGCCAGCGGTTCGCGAAACAACTTCCTTGCCTTGGTCTTGCCAACCGCTTAAATTTTGTAATTGATTTGGCACTTGACTTTGGGCATCTGCAATAACTACACGCATTGCATTACGAATTTCTTTATTCATTTCTTTGTAGAGGTCAGGCGCAAATTGCTTTAAGGCTTTTTGAACCTCAACGAGTCCTTTTACCTCTACTGGCATTTTCCCTAGCCTTTGCGTCGTCTTTGAGAACCGCTAAAGTTGCCCTTAACAAATCTCTGTCCATGTCAATAAATGTTTGGTGCGGAAGTCCTGTTGTAATTGCTAACCTAGCAACAAGGTAATGAAAGGAATCCCGCGTTATCCATTTGGGGAGTCTGCATCCATAATCTCTACCTTAGATAGAGTTAATAAATACGCGTCCCCAAATGGTGGAACTGTTACTCCTGATCTTCTTTCGGCTTCCCAAGAAAGCCAATAAACGTCAGATTGTTTTTCTTCATCTCTGAACCTTTTATGAAATCCAGATTTGAAATGTTGTTCAAACGCAAATTCGAGTGCAGGAGTTATTTCAAAATCTGAAACATCTCCTGAAGCCTTAGTCACTCTTAATTTAATCATTATTACTCCTTAGAATGTGCCTGTTGTTGCAACGGCTACCGCGCCGTTAACAGTCCATGTTACATCCTGACTGCCTAAATCGCCAACAGCGCCGTTAATGTCGGTGGTGTTATTTACCAGGCAGGTCATTGTATAGAGAGGGTTGGTTGCGCTTACGGCAGTTCCTTTTTCTTGCAAAAGAACTACGGTTACTGAAGTTCCCCAAGCGGCTTGCAATGTTGCAAGAACATTTGCTGAAGCGGTGTCGTTTAGGAAGGATATTGAAACGCTTGAAGTCTCAAGCCCTTTAACAAATTTTTCTCCAGTATCACCCATCGCCGTTACAGATAATTCATTAAATGAACGGTTAAGCGTTACTGCGGTTACGTGATCTGAAAGGTCAACGGAATTTACCTTGACTCCGACCTTATTATTCAAGAACACAGCCATGGTTATTCCTCATCTTTCTTAGTGGTTGGTTTTGGCTTTTCTGATTTTGCTACTTGCCCGACTTTTTCAAGCCAAGCCTTGTCCTCTGAAGGAACGTCATAAATTTCACTCATTGTTTAACTCCAACTTGATAGCATGATTGAGACGGACATGTCACTTGTTAACATTTCGCCCGCAACACCTGATAAAACAGTGGGTGCGGATACATTGCCAACAATAACGCTTAATGTAGTTGATGCTGCTAGTTTGTTAAATACACCAACAGCCATATCTTCAATGCCATTTAGATTTCCTTGATTGTCTAACATTGGCACGATCATTACAATTTTAAAATTTGCTTTAGGTGCGACGGTACTGTAAGCGTTATTAGATGGCTCAAGATATACGTCGTCCGGTTGAATAATTACTGAATTTGCAATGGGAGTGGCAGGCGGAAAGGAAAATACCTGCCACACCCCAGCGTTTTCCAACGCCGTCGCAAGGGTTGACCTAAGGGTTGTAACGGCAACCGGCATTAGCCAACCAAGCCATTCGGTGATAAGTGATTTGCTAACAAACCTCTTACTCTTGCTATTAAAGTGTTTCCCATTCTATAAGGACTTGGTTGGAAATCTGGAGAAATTCCACCAGCGTTTGACGCCTGTCTTGCTTGCCAAATATCGACTGCAATCATTGCTGAACTTTGTCTAACTTCTGGAATAGTTGCATAATCAACATTTGTAGCCGCTGAGATTGTTCCGTAAGGTCTTACAACTCTTTTAGTTTCTGTTGAAACGTGAGTTATTGCGTATGAAATTGAATAATCTGTTATCGCGGTAACTGTTTTGTTTCCACCGTTATAATGTGCCGCTACATTTTCTACCGTTACAGTTTCGCCTAATTGAATGTTATGTTTTTGGTCTGTATAAAGAGTCGCTAAAGTTGTTGTACATTCTCTCGCAATTACATTGTAATCATTAAACCACAAATAGCCTTTGACAATATTTTCGGCAGCCTGAGCCACTTCTTCCACTACTGAGTCAGAATATAAACTTCCTATTCCAAGTAATGTCCGAAGTTCGGCTTTAGTAACATATGTTGCCGGCAAAATTTTGTCCTTTCTTAAAGTAAAGGGACGAAGGCTTCCAACGCCCCTTTACAGGTTATCCCTGGTGAGGAAAGTTTATGCAACCATCCACTTGTAAGCACCGGCTGCAACTTTATTAGCAATTGCGCCATAGCCATAATAAGCAACTTGGATTTGACCTGTTGAAATTAGGTTTGTCTCCAAGCGGTACTTGCTTGACTCGTACCAAGTAAATGATTCAGGATTTAGAACTATAATTGAAGCGTCGCCAGTTCCTGATAGGTAACGTGAAACACGAAGGTTTAATCCACCAATGTTTCCGCGAACGTTAGTTGGTGTTAGGTTTCCTGATGCGTTCTGAGGATTAATGGTTTGTGTGAATACTGCACGATTTGAACCGTCAACCAAGCCCATCAATGCGCCCCATTGTTCAGGTGAAACTACAATGTTTTGCGCAAAGCCAAGAGTTCCTGAGTAAATAGAAACTGCTGCATCAGAAATAAAATCTTGAATGTTTGCTGCTGACATTGTGCGGTTGCCGCCATCTGTTGCAACTTGAGCAATTACGTTTCCAACTGCTGCGTCTGTTGCTTTAGCGTAAGCAAACTCCATTTGACGTACCAACTCTG